TGTCAGGGGAACTTGTGTAAGGCTGGTCAATGACGTGTTTGAAGCCGAAGCCTTGATTAACGCAGCTTGCGTAGCAGCGATTCGTTTTTGCCCCCGTGCCGTGATGTCCCGAACGAGCTTGTTGCTAATGGGAGTTAGGTTTGTTTTGGATTGTTTTGTGTTTTTTATCTCTTCGCTAACGGCCGTAACGAATCTGGCTGACGAACTCACAGGTTGCAGAAACTTGACGGCTTTCTTGAAGATAGAAAATAGCTTGGCAGCAGACTCTTCCTCTTTAGACTTCTGAACTTTGCCAGCACCCGGAGTCGGTTCGACAATATGAAACATGATGAAGTGGCCGCTCTGAAGGTCGATATCGCGAGGGTATGTAAGCGCGCCCATATCCACCCCATCGTTGGGGATGTCTAGTGCTGATAGTTTGTCTCGGACCCCCTTTATCTTATTGCTGCGGGGGTTGATTACTGTTCCGATGCGTTTGCCCAATGATACCATCTGTATCTCCTGAATGAGTAGCTACATAGTATATATGGCGTACAAAGGTAAATTCAAAGCTCGCAATCCCAAGAAATACCAAGGGGATTCATCGGGCATCATCTACCGCTCATCGCTGGAGCTTCGCTTCATGCGATACTGTGATCTCAGCCCCTCTGTTCTCGAATGGGCCAGCGAAGAATTAACCATCCCATACAAGTCTCCTGTGGATGGTCGGAACCACCGCTACTTTCCCGATTTCTGGGTTCTGGTCCGCAAGGCCGATGGCCAGCTTCAGGAGAGCGTCATTGAAGTCAAGCCAAAGAAGTATTGCGCCCCACCCAACCCCAAGCACAAGCTCACCAAGACCGGTCGGATTTCCAGACGCTATATCAGCGACGTGAAAAACTGGGGTATCAACTCAGCGAAATGGGCAGCGGCCAGAGAACTCTGTAAGAGTAAGGGTTGGGAGTTTGTCATCTTAACCGAAGGACACTTGAAGTAACATGGCTGAAAACATCTTCAACAAAATTCAGGCGCTGCGCAGTAGTGCTGGCATTGCCGAACGAGGACCCGCAGCCCAAGACTGGTTTCGCCAAACCGTTCGCCAAATGTTTGGCGATCGAGCCCTTCGTGGTCGTGAACAGCTAATCCAAGCTGAAGATGCCAAATTGCGAACCCCCGCAAGCATTCAGCGGCCGGGTCGTATGTTCATGTTTGTCTACGATCCCAAATTCAAAAAGACCCTACCCTACTACGATCGCTTCCCCATGATCTTCGTTTTGGAATTGTACCAAGACGGATTCTTGGGACTCAATCTCCATTATCTGCCTCTCAAGCTGCGGGCTCGGCTATACAACAAGCTCCAAGTTCTGCTAAACACCCAAAGCATGAACGAGAACACCCGGCTACGGCTATCATATCAAGTCATCAAAAACGCTACGAAATATCATAGCGCCCTGCCGCTAATCCGACATTACAAGACTAAGTATATACGTTCCCGTTTACTAGAAGTCCATGCTCGCGACTGGGAGATTGCTTTGTTCCTCCCGGCTTCGCAGTTCAAGAAACGGGGCAAGCATAGTATCTGGGCCATTACGAGAGAAGAAATCCGAGAGCAACAAGACCGTTCCCGCACTTCAGCCCGGCTGAAACGAGAGCGTAAACAGAAACTACGGGACCAGCAAAGGCTAGGTTTCAACAAGACAGAGAATCCATGACCGGCATAGACGAAATTCAATCCAGAATAAGCAACTATGGGATCACTCGACCCAACCGGTTTCAGGTTGAAATGATACCTCCGAAGGCTTTGATCCCATTGATACCGCATGAAATGGCAGAACGTCTTGCCATTCAGTGCGAGGTTGCTCAATTGCCGGGCAAATCTTTCTCGACTCAGGAACACCGAATCTACGGTCCTCTGAGAAAGTTTCCCTATGTGGCCACCTTCACGGGTGCGATTGATCTTACTTTTCGTGTTGGTCACGACTATCGCGAACGCTCGCTATTTGATGAGTGGCAGAACATCGTCATGAATCAATCAACCAATATGTTCGGTTACTATCACGACTACGTGACCAATTTCTTGATTCACCAACTAGATCAAAACGACGAACGCATCTACTCGGTCGAACTTATCGAAGCATGGCCCGAAGCCATTCAAGCTGTAGATTTGAGTTCTCAAACCGACAATACATACAATCGGCAGACTATTACGTTTGCTTTTCGCCAGTGGATCCAGACCGATAAATTGCCATTTGTGTTCACAAGCACTACAACAGTAGACAAGGCAGAGGATGGCAAGGTCGCAACGTACTTGAAGCAAGCCGGGTTCGCCTTCTTCGATCAGATTCCCAAACTTACTGGCGGCGGTGGAACTTTGTTTGGTAGTGTTCTCTAACAATAGGATGATTCATAATGGTTTTACCATCAATTACAACACCCCGATATACACTTGAGCAGCCTTCAACGGGCAAGCAAATTTCCTTTCGCCCTTTCCTTGTCAGAGAAGAGAAGATCCTCTTGATGGCACTCGAAAGTGACGATGCCTCAGAAGCTATTGAAGCAACGAAGCAAGTCATCGCCAATTGTTGCGACCTTGAGAACATTGACTCCATGCCGATGTTTGATATTGAATACATTCTGCTACAACTACGTTCGAAATCAGTTGGCGAAATTGCGGAACCACAGATCGCTTGTCCTGAATGTGGTGGCAATATCAAGCTCAAACTTGATCTATCCAAGGTGAAGGTCCAGAAAACCAAAGACCATACGAGTAAGATCCAACTCACTTCAACTGTAGGTCTAGTAATGAAGTACCCAACGTATGCTATGCTCCAAGGGGCCAAGGGTGCCGAGAACTTCACCACCGTCGAGACGCTGGATCTCATGCTGGATTGTATCGACTTCATCTTTGATGGCGATCAGAATCACAAGGCATCGGAGCAGACGAAAGAAGAACTTCACGAATTCTTGGACCAGCTAACACAGGCACACTTTGCGAAGATTCAAGATTTCTTTGATACCATGCCCAAACTAGAGCATACGATGGCATACACCTGCGCGAACAAAGTCGAAGATGACTCCGGTGAGCAGACCAAATGCGGTTACAAGGGAAAGTTGGTAATCAGCACATTGCAGGATTTTTTCGGGTAAGCCTTTGTCATGACAGCTTAGCCAATATGTACAGGATGAATTTCAACTTGATGCAGCATCACCAGTATAGTCTCAGTGAGTTGGACAACATGCTCCCTTGGGAACGCGAAATCTATGTGAAGATGCTTTCCGATTGGTTAGAGAAAGAACGCGAACGTATGAAGAAACAGGGTTAGTAAATGGCCGATGAACTTTCACAATCTGGTTTTGACAAGACGATCGAGAGTCTAAAGAAGGATCTCGTCAAAGCCCAGAAAGCTACCAGCGAAAAGGTTGAGGGAGCTATCATTGCGTCCAGTGTTCCGTTAGAGAACATGATAGAGCAAACTACGCGGTCGTTGATAGCTGCGTCCCAGAAATCCACCGAGATGCTTCAGCAAACCATGATCTCACAGTTCATGATGAATCGGCAAATACAAGTTCAATCAGAAGAAGAGAATTCCGATACCCTGTTAGGCTTGCTTGGCGTGGCAACGGCAGCAGCAGAGCAAGCGAAAACGGCGGACAAAGACGAAGCGGAAACTGAAAAGAAAAGTATCTTCCTGTTCACCAATATGAAAAATGCCATGAGCGCGCTGGTCAACGTCAGCACCGTCAACAAGCTCAGTGAAACCGAAAGGGCGAGAGAAGAGAAGAGAGCATCGGATGCTTTGCTTGGTGTCCTCGGAGAGCTTGGTACAAAATTTGATAACTTCAAGGGCAAGTTAAAAGACCTCTTGGGTCTGGCCACCAACCCCCTTGCTCTTATCGGATCCATCCTTGGCGTAGTTGCCGGTGCTGTTGCTGGCTTCTTTGTAAGAGCAAAGCAATTGGCCGGTATAATCAGACTGGGAACCTTGTTGACGAAGATGTTCGCACCTTTGACAGCTCTGTTTGGCCCCACAACAAAATTGGGAAAGGCCGTGCGGTTTGTCGCGGGGCTATTCAAGCCGTTCGGATCGTTCATCACGGTCATCGGGAATCTCATCAAAGCCTTCATTAAAGGATCAGGCACGTTCTCGAAAATCTTCAGGTTCATGAAGCCGTTCATCAAATTCGGATCAGCCTTGTTGGGGAAATTCTTCATCCCTCTCACGGTTATCATTAGCATCTTCAAAGGCGTCATCGGGTTCATGGACGAAATAAAGAAAGGTGGCGATATCTTCGAGGCTTCTCTCCGAGCCATTGGTGACATCTTAGAATTCCTGACCTTCGGACTGATTGACGCCGACGCCCTCAAGGAGTTCTTTGGAAAGCCTATGCGTGAATTCGTTGAAGGCATCAAAGAGTTGTTCATTGAGGGGTTCTCTCTCAAGACTTTGAAGAAGGTGGCCTTGAGTTTTATCAAGATATTCTTCTCTATCCAAACCATCATCATCAAGAGCCTTGGTAAGTTGGTTGCCTTCGTTCTTGATAAGCTGGGGTTCGAGAAAACCGCAGAGGTAATACGAACCTTCTTTGCCAAATTCAACCTTGGGGAAATGATGGCAAATATCTTCGACCCAATCATCGACGTGTTCGCTGTCATTGCTAAGGGCCTCTTCAATGCCGGTTCGTTTATCGTTAAAATCAACGTTGCCGTAGCGAAGTTCTTCATTGACATCTTCAAAGGAGCAAAGGATTTCATCTTGGGCAGCGCGACCTTTGTAAAGGAAGTCGGCGTAGCTATTTCCAGCATGTTCACGGACATCATTGACGCCGTGTTTGAGTTTGTTGTTGGTGCCATCTCTAAGATCCCGCTTCTCAACAAGGCCATTCCGCAGGAACTCAAAGACTCGATAGAACGTAACAAAGAAATCAGAGCCATCAAGAAAGAACTGGGAAAGATCACCCTTGAGGAAGCCGAAGCTGAGTTGGTGCGGCGAAAAGACCAGCAATCCAAATTGGAAGGGTTGAAGAAAGACCAAGAAGTCGTTGCAAAAATTCTTGCCGATCCGTCGTTGACTGGGGCACAAAGAGCCGCGCATAGAGAGAACCTTGTCGCTCTTCAAAGCGATATCGACGCTATAAAGAACGCCACCAAACTACAAGCTGGTGGAATCGTAACCGCACGAACGCTTGCGCGTGTTGCTGAAACCGAAGCCGAAGCGGTTATCCCACTTTCCAAACTTGGCGAGCTAATCGTCAACCCGGCAATCGCATCTGCGTTGATGATGGCAGAGCAACTAGCAACCAATTCAGGACTACGCAATCAAGGAATCGCTCCTACGGTAGTGGCACCTATTACCAACATCGGATCAGTTGGTGGTGGAGGCGGTGGGCCTTCAATCATTCCACTCCCACTAGCGTTGCGAAACACCGATGACAACCTCCAACGAATAATGATGAAAGACTTTCGCGGAGCCTTGACTTAAAAGAAAAACGCCACTCGCTTTGAGTGGCGTTTCCTACTAAGGGCCAAGTTAGGTTATTCGTCGCCCAGCTTCTCGAAGTAAGCCTTCGCATCCTTCGCTTCCTCATCGTCATCACTACCAACCACAACTGATTCAGTTTCAGTTTCAGTGTCAGTCACAACGGTTTCCTCGGTTTCCTCGGCCGCATGTTCAGCAGCAGATGATCGAGAGCCAGACGTTTCCTTCAAGACCAATTCCAAACGGGTCTTGAGATCATCGTACTTCTTGAATTCCTTGGGGTCAACAAACGGCTGAAGCTCATGTTGCTTGTCGTAAAGGGCCTCCAACGCTTCGTCATTACCGTCGAGCAACTGCGATGCTACGTCAAACTCCGACTTATCGTAGTTGATGTAGCCCTTGACCTTACGGACCTTGAGCTTGAAGTTCGCGCCTTCCCAGAAACAGAACGGATTCACGGGACTCTCATCCTCGAATTCGGGACTCATGGCTTCCATGAGCTTATCGAAAATCTTCGTTCCAAACTTATACAGGAACACCTTGCCTACGTTATCAGGATTCTTAGGATCGCTGACCACGTAGATGTTGGCGATGTACTGTAGCCGACGCTTTCGGTTACGGGCGATGTCCTTATTGGCATCGACACCACTGTTCCAAAGCTCACTGTTCCGCTCACAGGCAGGACAGTTACTCCCGATGGTTGTCGGGCAATTCTCAATGTACCACTGACCGGTCGGCCCTTGGAATCCATGAGAGAAAACGCGCACCCACGGGATATCCTCATTGGCTACTGCCGGAAGGAATCGAATGATTGCGAATCCGTTATCTGACTTGTCGCGTGTTGGCTTCCAGAAGCGGTCATCGTCGAACGAGCCTCCGGGCTTGTTCATCTTTGCG